TGCTGACCCGTCGCCGGACGAGCTCACTGACCGCGAGGAGTTCATCGCAAAGGAACTCCAGACGGGCGCCACCGTCGACGACCTCGCCGGCGAACTCGACGAACGGCCGAGCATCATCACCGAACACCTGCGAGACCTCCGTCGGCGAGGATGGCAGGTCTACGTCGACGAGACCGCCGAGCACGTTGCTATCGAGGGCGACCACACTCTCCGCAGCTCGGAACACACGGGCACGCGGACCCGCAAGGCCAACCGCTGGTGGGAGCGCACCCACAATGTGCTGGTCCGGGAGTTCCGCGGGCTCACAACCCCCGACGCCCAGCTTGCGGCCACCGATGGTTACGAGGACTGGGTCACTCACCTGACGGACCTCCACGCCGGCGACCGTGTGCGCAATGATGCCGGTGATGTGGTCTACAGCACTGACGAGATCCCCGATATCGTCGACTACGTCACTAAGCAGTCGCTGTCGCTGGCCGAGAAACACGCCTCGACCTACGACGCGGCCCACCTGCTGTGGGGTGGGGACTTCGTCACCAACGAGGGCATCTACGAGGGCCAGTTCGAGGACCTCGACGCCTGGCTCGACGAACAGCACGAGAGCCTGATTGACCCGCTCATCCGCCAGATCAAGGCCTTCGCCGAGCGCTTCCCGACGGTCCAGATCATCTGCCAGGTCGGCAACCACGGCCAGCACCGAGCCTCCGGAACGAGTCGACAGGCAAACGCGGACTTGATCCTCTATAAGACCATCCGGAACACGGTCGCGCAGATCCGCGAACACGGCGACGTACTCGATAACGTCCACTTCGAGATCGGTGAAGCGCAGCCCTATCGCAACTTCGAGCTCCGCGGCGGGCGACTCCAGGGGCATCTCCGCCACGGCCAACACCGCCGGCCGCAGGCAGAGACGAGTGCACGAGACAAGGAGTGGACGAAGACACTGCTTGACCACGAGTTCTCGGTCGCCTATATGGGCCACTACCACGTCAGCGGACGCATCCCCTGGGATGGGCCGCCGATCATCGCGTCGCCGTCGCCCAAGCCAGCCGGCGAGTTCGTCGAGAGCATCACCGGCCGCGTGCCGAGCGAGCACCAAGGGCTCGCGACGGCCCACGGCGTCGCCGATGACGGCTTGACCGGCGTCTTTCCAATCGACACCCGTCGCTACCCAGACCGATGAAATACGCTGCCGGAGCTCGCTACATCGCCTTCTCGACGCCCGGGCTCACCGTTCGCGCCGTCGGCGACGAGAAGCTTTGGCTGGCGGATCCCACCACCCGCGACGCGTGGATCGCCGCCGAGGCTCCAGTCGACCTCCGCACCTACAGATAACCATGCACCATCACACCCACACTCCCGAACCGAGCAAGATCGTACAGACCGCCGACGGCCGGCTCGTCTTGGCGTCGAACCATCAGCCGGACACGCCGCCCGATGGCTCATGATGTCCCGCGCACATACCGACCGGCCCTGGTACTGCAACAGGCACGCCATCGAGGAGTACAAACAATCGCTGATCAGGGACCCTGAGAAACTCCCGATGCTCAAGCTGATCAAGGTCCTCCGTGCCATTTTGGTTAACGGAGGCATCTTCACTTTCGGTGCCTACGCGATGTTCCTCGGCGGTGACCCCACCTTTATCGGGTTCGTGACACTGCTGACGTTCGCTGGCTACAACGGGCTGGAGTACAGCGATTACGCGTCACTCGTGCGGGCGGTTCGCGAACTCCAGGGAACGGGTAACGATGATAACCAAGATGAGTGATCGCAAGACCCTCTCGGTGACCGTGGAGTGCTACGAGGAACTCCAAGCCGAGAAGCGCGAGAACGAGTCTTGGACGGACTGCCTCTCTCGGCTGGTCGACGGCGCCGATGAACACGGTCTGAACACGGTGGCCGTCGAAAACGTCGACGAGGTCGCCCGCGCAACGGCGACAGAAGTTGAGAATCGCTTGCCGCGACGGTGAACACGGTTTGAACTCATGAATGGAGAAGACCCCATGGCAGACGAGGACCCCATGGCGGACACTGACCGATGTACCGCCACAGCAAGCTCAACTGGCGACCGGTGCAAGCAGCGAGCGATCCCTGGAAGCAATGTCTGCCGGTTCCACGGCGGGAGCGCTCCGCAGGTTGAGAAAAAAGCTCAGGAGCGGCTTGACGAGATGGCCGACTCCGTTACGGCTGAACTACAGAGCCGACTTGACGATGTCTTCAACCGCCTTGATAACGCCGATGACGACGAGTACGTGAAACTGCTGCGTGAGGCACGGCAGCTCACAACCGCGATTCTCGATAGGACTGGGAACGGCCCGACCGAGACGAAGGAAGTCACCGGCAAGGGTGGCGGCGCGGTCGAGATTGAACTGAACGAGACAATTGTCGAGACATCTCACTCCAGCGAGGACTGACGAGTGAGCACCGATACCGTCCCGATTGACTGGCAGTGGACTGACTACCAAGCCGATGTCCGGGATACGCTTGAGGCTGCCGAGCACGATCTCGTTATCTTCCGGACGGGCTACGGTGGCGGCAAGTCCATCACCGGCGCCCAGTGGATTCACCGCGGCGCCCTCCAGCTCGATCATGGCGAGAGCCTGGTCATGGGGCAGGACTTCCAGAAGGCCAAGGGCACCACGTTCAAGATCTACTTCGAGACGCTGCCCGGTGAGAAAACCGTCCCTGACGACGCCGAGGGCGACCCCGAAAACTCACCGATCGTCGCCGGCTACAACCAGAACGAGAACCGGCTCACGTACATCACTGGGCACAAGGTCCGCCTGGGGTCAGCGGACAAGTGGAACCGCTACGCAGGCGGAGAGTTCCACCGCATCTGGTGCGACGAGGTCGCTCACTACGACAACACCGACCTCTACCGCCTCCACGAGATGCTGGTCACGCGTCAGCGAACGGCGGAGGGGCCGAACACGACGCTCTGGACATCGACGGGCAACGGCTACAACCAGTTCTACGATATCACCGAACGCCAAGTCACGAAAGACGACGAACCGCTCCCCTGGGCGGACTCCATGAAAGTGATCGTCGCCTCGACGGAGCATAATACGCTGCTGCCCGAGGGCGGCTTAGAAAAAATCAAAAACCAGTTCCAAGGCACCGCCCGCGAGGAACAGGGTCTTCATGGTGGATTCGCTGCCGCAGAAGGACTTGTCTACGATCGGTTTAGTCGAGGGACGCACGTCATTACCCGTGACGCTGTCGGGATCGTGCTCGATCAGCGGATGTACGGATATGACTACGGCTGGAATGACCCGCGGGTCCTCATCGAGTACGCGAAGACGCCGGCGGACCAGTACGTTGCCTGGGATTGTTACTACGAGACTGGTCGCGATGTTGAGCACGCGATCCGCTGGCTGGAGGAGAACGACAAACCGATTGGACCGGTCTACTGCGACCACGACCCTGAACATATCGACAAGTTCCGCCGCGCCGGCTACCCGGCTGAGGCGGCGACGAAAGATCTTGACGAGGGAATCGATGAGGTCCGCAGTGTGCTTGAACCGGATGGAGAGATCGGGCCAGGGTTACTCGTCGTCGAAGACTGTGTTGAGCTGGTTCAAGAGTTCCAGTCGTACAAGGAGGACGATGTCGGCACCAGCCGGGCCGACGATCACTGCCTCGATGTCACTCGTTACGCGATTATGGGCGACCGATACGTGGAGGAGGACGACGGCAACAGCGGCACGGGGACCTGGTAACCATGACTGACACACCGACCGATAGTGACGAGGCAGAGGCGACAGGAATCAGCGACGGCGCCGTTGAGAACGATGACGCTCTTGAACTCATGGCGCAGGAGCAGGTGGACATGGCGATGCGTCAAGCGCTCCAAAACCAACTGGGCGAGAACATCGACGCCGAGGGGGTCAACGACTACTACGATGTCTTCGATTGGGATCCGAATCCGACATCGACGGACTACTACGCGATGGCGCTGCGGAACCCGTACGCCTTCGCGGTCACGTTCCTCCCGTCAATGACGGCATGGCGGGACTCGCCTCGTATCGTCGACGAAAACGACGGCGACAGCGAGTTCGAATCCGGCCTGCAGGACCTCGTTCGCACGCAGGACCTGTGGGATGTCGCCGCCCGCGCGGATATGCTCGCCGGCATCGGGACGTTCGGCGTGGTCGTCTTGGAGTTCGACGACGTCCAGCGTACCGATGTCAGCGATGGAGACAAGAATGATGCGTTCGCCATGGAGGTTGAGGACCCCTCAAGTCTGCAGGGGCTTCGGCCGTACTCTCGTGAGTCGGTCGAGAACGTCAAGCTTGGCGGGCCGGGGTCGGGGCGCTGGGGACAGCCGATCAAGTACCAACTTGACCTGACCGACGAGAACGACGAGGAGTTCGCGACCGAGGAGGGGCCCGACACGATGTGGGTCCACCACTCCCGGGTGATTCACATCCACTCGGACCAGCTGCTCGACGACGAGATCCGCGGCATCCCTCGGCAGCAGCCAGTCTACAACAACCTCGTCGATATCGAAAGGACGCTTGGGAGCGCGGGCACGCTTGCCTACCGGGCGTCGGCGTGGGGGATCAACATCAACATCTCGGAGGACTACTCTCTTGAGGACAACGGTGAAGATCTTCGAAAGCACTTGGCCCGATGGCAGGCCGGTCTTGAGAACGTTCTTCAGACCCACGGCGCCGACGATGTCCAAAGCCTCGGCGGCGAGGACATCGACCCCCAACCCGTAATCGACCCGAACGTCGAGGCCATCTCGGCCCAGAAGGGTATTCCGCAATCGGTGCTGAAGGGCAACGAGACGGGCGAGCGGTCGACGACACAGGACCTCAAGGAGTGGTACGGCAAGATCCAAGAGCGCCGGGAGCAGTTCGTTACGCCCACCATCGTCCGGGCGCTTATCGACAGGCTGATTCAGTACAACATCATCTCGCCGCCGAACGACGGCGCGACCTCGTACTCAGTCGAGTGGGACCCGCTTCACGAAATGAGTCAGAAGGACAAGGCGGATGTCCAGCACACCCGAGCCCAAGCGCTTAACGAGTGGACGGGCGGGATGCCCGAGGCGATGCTGACGCGGGAACAGCAGGCCGAGTACATCCAGAACGGTGTTCTGCCGGAGGAGTTCGACGAAGTCCCGGACGATGTCGACGCACTCGAAGAAGCATCGGCGGCCACCAGCGCGCGTGATGTCGGCGAAATGGCTGCTGAGTACAACTCCGGCGAGACAGCTGCCGCGACCGATGGCGGTGAGGAGGTCGACGACTGATGCATAAACACGGGGTGGCGAAGGCGCGCAAGGCCTACATCTCTGGGAAAATTGACCTCGCGACGTTTGAGGAGGCTGTGGAGGACCGACTGACCGGTAGTTCCTACCAGCACGATGTCCGCATCGACGGGTTCCTCCGCCCCTCGGCGACAACTGATAGTCCTGCCCCCTACGCCTACGGCGACGAGGCCGACGATGAGTAGCCGCTCCCACCGCCACCTCACGGCGGTCGACTACGCCCTCGAAGAGTCGGGGCGTCCCGATCCAACGAACACCACCAGCGTCCAGCGGGCGTTCGCACGGTTTCTCCGTGGCCGGATCGGGCACCTGAACGCGGACATCAAGGAGCTCCTCCAAGAAGAGGACGCGCTGGGGATCGGCGACGGAGTCGGTGGTCGGTGGAGTGGCCTCTCCGCAGCTGAGACCGCACGCCAGTTCGACGATTGGCTACAGCGGGCCATTCGGACGGAGGTCCTCAGTCCCGTCCAGAGCCGGAAGGTCCGGGACTGGTTTGAGCGGGTGAGTAAGCAAGCCATCCGAACCGCCAACGGTGAGCTCCGCGAGTTCGGCGTCGATGTCGAGCCCGCCGACGATGTGATCCAGCAGGACATCGTCCAGAACTCGGTCGACCTCCAGCAGGAGGACGCCCGTCAGCGGGTGGCCTCGCGGATGGATGACTTCCGAACCGATGCGCGGAGCCTCGTGACGGCGGCCGTCGGGGGCGACGCCGCGAAGTCGACGCTCGTGTCGGACATCTCCGAACGAGCGCAGGTCTACAAGTCGAAGACGACGGCGACGGCAAGCGGTCGGGTGGTGAACCAGTACAACACGACGAAGCTCACCGCTTACGACCGCGTCGACGAAGAAGTCGAACTCAATGTCGAGGCGGAGTTCCGAACCGCCGGCGACGACCGAGTGTGTGAGCTTTGCCAGGGCCTCGCAGGCACCTACACGCTTGAAGAAGCCCAGCAACTCACGATTCCCGACGATACTCACAACATGTGTCGGTGTCAGTGGATTGTGACAGACGTTCGCGACGTGTTCTGACGGGCTCAGGCCGATGACCCCCGTACGAACTCACGCGAGAGCGTGAGGGGCGAGGCTCTGGGTTAATTTCTACGATGACTGAAACACACGACATCCGCGTCTCGGCGCGGACAGCGCAGCTTCTCGCCAGCGACGACACCGATGACGGGCCGTGGCGGTTCTCCGGTGTGGCCGTCGCTGCAGGCGACATACTCCACATGGACGACGGGACGCCCGTCCTGTTTACTGAGGAGGAGCTCCGTGTCGCCGCCGAGACTCAGACAGATGAACCGCTTACGGTTGACCACCCCCGCGACGATGACGGCCGGCCGCAGTACCCACCGCCAACCGACGAGACCGTCGGCAAGGTTCAACGAGCCGGCTGGCTGGATGATGTTGAGGGGGTCGGCTACGAGGCCACTACTCACGACGAGACCATCGGCAAGGGTGTCCAAGCCGGCAGTTACGAGGTCTCTGTCCATTCGACGTTCAAACTCGGTGAGCAGGACCCCGAGACTGGTGCCTACCGCGCCAAGAACGTGCAGTTCCGGGATCTCAGCGTCGTCTCGAAGGGTGACTCGCCCTCGAACACGGTCCAATGGGGACCGAACCAAGCGCTGGCTTCCTACACCCGCTCGGCAGACATCGGCGAAAAACTCGCCGCTTCCGACGCGGGAGGGGGCGACACCCCGTCTGACGAGACACAGGGACTCGTCCGGAGTGCCGTCCGTGGTGCTGTGGAGGGAGTCCGCGGCTTGGGCGACGGTGTCGCAGAAGCCGCTGCCGAGGCAGAGGAATCGGATGGTGACGAGCCGGCGGAACCCGGTCCGGATGCAGACAATTCAGACATGACTGACCCTGACGACCCCAAGAACGGTGGAGAGGACCCCGGCGCTGGCGGCGGCGGAGAAGAGAGAGGAAAGACACTCGCCGACATGACCGTCGACGAGCTCGGCGAAACCCTGCAGGAGCAGGGCTTCGTCACTGAAGACGACGCCGACCAGATCGTCGAGCAGGCGACTGCCCAAGCGGAGAAGGGCGAGATGGTCGACGAGATCATCGCGAAGAGCGACGACTTCGACGAGGAGGATCGCGAGGGCCTGATGGCCTCTTCGGACTCGCTCGTCGAGAAAGAACACAAGCGCGTCCGGGGCGAGGCGACCGCCCAGCTGCCGGGCGCATCGGGCGCAGCGGCGACGCTCACCGCCGGCGCCGACGACGACGCCGTCGACGAGTACGGCACCGGCGTCAAGGAGGACTAACTCATGATTTCCGAACACCAGAGCGTTCTGGCGCAGACCCACAACGAAAACAGCTACATCGAAGGCGAGGCCGACGCGGCCCTTGACCCGGGCACGGGCGTCGAGGTCTACAAGGACGCCGACGGTGACTGGCACGTCCGGCAGGCCGGCGCCGACGCGAAGACCAAGCGCGTCGTTCGTGAGCAGCGCAACCCGCCCCGCGGCGGGATGACGGTGAGCGACACCGGCACAAGCGCGCTTGAGCAGTCCTACGCTGCTGGCGACAACACCGAGACGGTCGGCTTCCTTCGGTACGACCGAGCGCGGCTCCGCAAGAGCCCGAACTGCTCGGCCGATCCCACGGACGCCGAGGCGGCGTGGGACCAGAACGGCTCCCTTGTCGACGCGGGCGGGACGGTCGACGGGACCAACGCGCCGACTGAGTTCGTCGGCCGCATCGTCGAAGAGATCGAGCGCAGTGGCGAAGACAACCTTCTCGTCGTGGAGTTCTACTGAAGATGTCCAGCAACGTTTCGAGCCCCGAAGTTTCGGGGCCCAAGGAGTTCGAGGAATCGGTCCCCCTGACTGCACAGGCGGCACTCTACAACCCCATCCCACAGGTCCGGGAGCAGTCGCTGGCGCAGCTGCGCGCAGAGTCTGCGTTCGATCCGGAGATGTGGGAGCAGCTCGACGAGGCAACCGGCGTCAAGAGCACGTCGTCGTCGAACCCTGTCGAAGAGCTGACCGCGGACTCGACGCTCGTCGTCGACTCGTGGGATCAGATCACCGACATGGTGCTCGACAGCCAATTCGTCGAGTCGACCATCGTCGACCAACTCATCAACGCTGGCTTCGGCGTCTCCAGTTCGCTGTCTCGGTACGCATACTTCAATCCGATGAGCAACACCCGGCTCGAAGCCGAGACCGGGATGAACATGCGGACCCAGTCCGAGCAGGAGATGTCTGGGCTCGGTCTCGACGGTGTCCCGATGCCGCTCCACCAAGTGGAGTACCAGATCGACGCTCGGGAGTACCAGAATGCGCAGGCGTTCGGCGAGGACTTCGACGACAGCGTCGGGACCGAGGCGCGGCGTGCGCTCAACCGGTCTGAGGCAAACATGCTCTGGGACGGCTGGGGCGGCGACGTGCAGACTCAGCGCGGTCTCGTTTCCGTCGCTGGTCTCGACAGCGATGTCGACCAGATTCTGCAGGCCTCCGGTTCGAACGGCTGGGTCTCGGACCCGAACAATATCCTCGCTGACTTCAAGGAGCTCCACGACACCGTCGAGAATCAGACGGACGTTTACGACGAGGACGACGTGCCGCTCGTCTCCGAGGTCGGTGGGTGGGTGTTCGTCCCCCGTGCGATGTGGGGCGAATACTCCCGCGAGGACTACGAGACATCGGCAACCGACGAGTCGGTCGCCGAGCGCATCGAGCGCAAGTACGATTACCTGAACGTCGTGCCGGCGCCGCGCCTGGACAGCGACTCGCTGATCCTCACGCTGAACGACCCGCGCTACTTCCAGATCGTCAACGCCCAGGGCGTGACGAACACGACTTGGGAGTCCGACGGTGGCGCCGCACTGAACGCCCGGCTGCTCTCCTCGCGGACGCCGTTCGTCCGCCAGCAGCCCGACGGCATCGCGGGCATCGCCCGGATGACCGGCATCGACGCCTGAGGTCCATGTCTGAGGATACTGTCCGTGTTCGCGTCGAAGCGGGCGACTACCGCCACGAGCGCGAACACTACACGCGCGGCGATGAGCTGGAGGTGTTGGAGAAGACTCTTGAGAAGCACCCCCGATCACTCTCTCGCGTCAAGGAGTCCGAGGCTGCGATCACCGAGGACGACCTCGACCCGCACCCGTCGGACCTGACCGTTGACGAACTGAAGGAGCGCGTCGACGACATCGAGAACCCCGACCTGCTGAGCGCAATCGAGGGCGCGGAGGAGGCGACCGACGCCCGGTCGACTGCTCTGGATGCAATCGGGAGCCGGAAACAGGAGCTGCTTGAAGACGGCCAGGAGGAGTAGGCCATGCCCGACTACCGAAGTAGCGTCGACGATGTCCGAGCCGAACTGGAGCGGGCGGACTTCCCAACTGCTCAACTCTCAGACGACCAAATCCGGACAGTCGGGCTCGGCCCGGCTGCTCTCGTCGCCGAGGAGGACCTCAGCGACACGGGGCAGTCGGAGAAGCGCCTCGCTCTAATCGAGCGCTACCTCGCTGGGCACAACATCCTCTCCTCGGGGATCGACGACCTCCGGCAAACGACATCCGAGCGAACCGACCGGGAGCAGAAGTCCTACGCCGGCGAGTTCGGCGAAGGGCTTCGGTCGACCACACTCGGGCAGAAGGCCATCGAGATGGACAAGTCCGGGATGTTGGCCGAGGCCTCGAAACCGACGGCGTCGGTCGCTGTCCCGGACACTACCGGAGGGTGGTGACTATGTCGGGCCGGCTATCGGTCTATCGCGTCACACGGTCCTGTCGCTACGGTGGCGGCGACCGTCTCGACGCTGGCGACCTCTGGTTCGACCCGCCCGCCGGCGCCGTTGACGCGCTCGGCCGCCACCTTGAGCGACTCGACGAGGACGGCCGCCTCCCGCGGGATGTACTCAGTCACACGCACTACAACCGCCTGCAGCAACTGGCTGCAGCGGGCGACATTGACGATGTCGACGGGAACTCGCCTCCAGAGAAGATCGTCGACGCCTACGCGATTGACGACAGCGACGAGGACTGACCCATGCGCGGCACCCTCACCCATCTCCTCACCATCGAGCACTATGAGGAGACTGGCGAGACCGTCGACGACGGCGCCGGCGGCACCATCCCGGTCGAGGAGTGGGCGGCGGTCGTCTCCGATTCAGCCTGTCGGTACGAACCGGCTGGGCAGGGCTACGTCCGCGAAGATCAGGGGAGCCGCGTCTATGAGTCGCCTCGTGTCGTCGCCCCTGCCCGGACCGTCGGCCACATGGCGTCGTACGGCGAGTACGAACTCGATATCGCCGAGGGCGACGACTGGCGGCTCACGCTCGCCGGCGTCGACGGGACGTTCGCGCTTACCAACATCGATGTCCACTACGAGGGGCCACAGCGCCCCTCACACGTGGTTATCGAAGTCGAACAAACCGATCCGAGGGATAGCTAATGGGTGTCGACTTCGACTGGCGCGGTCGCGGCCCGGCGGGGATGATTGCCGACCTCACTGACTTTGAGGATGTCCTGCTTGAGGAGATCGAGTCGGAGGCCGAGACGCTTGCCGACTCGTTGCTAGACGACACGCAGGAGAAGGCGCCCGTGGACACTGGAGCTTTGAGAGAGAGCTACGAGTCGGAGATCGAGGAAGTCCTCCGCGGGTTAATCGAGGTCCGGGTCACAACGTCGACCAGCTACGCCCCGTACCAAGAATTCTTAGAGTCAGGAACTCCACACGTTGGGCCTGCGCTCGAACAGAATAAGCAGACGTTCGAGGACGCCGCTGAGGGGGCGTGGAACAGTGCGGTTCGGAGGGTTCGGTAGATGGGCCGCAACCTCGGCAGCGGGCAGCTCCGGAACGCGATCCTCGCGGATCTCCGGAGTCACGACCCGCTGCTGAACGCACTTGATACGGCGCCGCTTGACACCGTCAATGGCCCCGACGACCCAGTCCAGCAGGTATACAGCAGTCAGACGTTGCAGGACACTGACTTCCCCGTCGGCGTCGCGGTCGGCGTGATGCGCGGCGGCGGCGGGACATCGACATCGTCCTCGACGAGTGCCGACTTCGTCATCCAGGCGAGCGTCGTCGCGCGCCTCGGCTGGCGGCAGGCCGTCGACCGCAATCCCGAGCTCGGTCTGTCGGAGTCACGGATGGACGACATCCTGAGCCTCGTCGGCGAGCGCGCGAACATCGCGTTCGGCGTCCCGTACCTCCAGCCCAACGGCCCGGTCGGTGGGTCCGAGATGCTGGAGTCTGAGGACGGCGCGCAGTGGTCGCTCCCCGCTCGATGGAGCGTCACGCGCACGGTCGTCGGCGACGACGGCCCGCGAGCATAGCCAGCCAACCACCTGCAGATAACCAGACTCACTCATGAGCAGCGCACCCAGCAGCTACGACGAAACGGAAACGCTCTCCGGGGCTTGGACCGACGTATCCATCGTTACCGATCCCGGAACGACCGAAGAAACAGAGACGTTCCTCGCCCGAACGGCGGGGGACATCTCGATCACCGAGAACGCCAACCAGTGGGAATCCGAGCCCAACGCGGCGCGGCACCGCCAGTCCGGAACTGAGCACGTCGACTACAACGTCGACATCCCGCTTGACCACGCCGCCGAGACTGACCTCGAAGAGATCGGCGCCGTCGACGCAAACACCAAGGAGCGCATCTTCAACGAGATCCACGACGCCGTTCGCCTCTACGTCTTCAAGGACCGCGAGGACGCAGATGGCGAAGAAATGATCCAGCGTGAGCTGGCCCGCGTCCGCGTCGAAGAAACCGAAGAAGAGTTCGCCAGCGGTGATCCGGCCAACGCCACCATCACCCTGCGTGTGATGGGCGAGATCAAGCACGAGTTCTCCACGGCCTGATCATGTCGCAGGCACAGCCCGGCTCGACGGATCATTTCGACCGCTTCGAGAACGCCGACGCGGCTCACGACTACGTCGAGGAGCGCGAAGAGCGCAAGCAGGCAGAGCGGGAGGAGACGGTCGAACTCTTCGGCACGGCCGCCGAACTGTTCACGAACCGGTTCATGGATTCATTCTTCGTTAAGCGCCACGGCACGGAGATCGAATTCTACCGCCCGGTCGGTGCGAACGCGGCCGAACTTGAGAACGTCCGCGACCGCGACCTCGCGGCGCGGCTGCGTCACGGCGCCGAACTGCTTGAAGAGGTCGAACGGCGCCGGCTGGAGACGATCCAGACCCTCCAGTCGGGCGATGTCGACTTCGAGGAGATCCACGAGAACGCCCTTGAAGGCACAGAACTGATGCGGGAGACGCTGTCGGCCCACGCCGTCGACGAGTCGTTCCACGACCCGCAGGTGTGGACGGCCATCTTCCGTGACGACGACACCATCAGCGAGGTTTTCGAGGATTTTACAGCCGAAGGGGAGCCCGAGAAGCAGCAGCAGAAGCTCGACGCGTTGCAGAGCATGGCGTCGGCCGACGACTCGGACAGCTGAAGGCTGTCTACGGTATCGGCCCGCGGGAGTTCTTCGGGATGCCCGACTGGGAGCAAACGTTTTGGATGACCCGACTGAACGAGCGTTCTTCGGAGCGGCAAGAGATATACTGATGTCCGGTGTGGTGATTCTCCGAAGCGAAATGCTGGGGGAAGAATCATTACCCATCGCTGAAAGGAACGTGCATGGATCGACGACATCGATCACGGCGCGAACTCCTTGCCGCGACCGTTGCTGCCTTTTCGGCTGGGATAGCCGGATGCTCGGGAGGAGAGGCCGGCGACTCCCCAACAGATTCGGCGACTCCGTCACCCAGGCCGACTGCGACGGCGACAGAGGCGCCGCCGCGCGACCCCGTTACAGCAGTTCATCAGGGCACCGGCGACGACATAGCGACAGTCGATATCGGGTTGCTAGGCCCGACTGGGTTCGTGCTGGAGCACGGGGGCTCCTCAAACTTCGCCGTTGAGGTCTACGACGAGGATGGCGAGCAGGTCGCACTACTCGCGAACGAGATCGGGGCGTGGGCGGGCGCGAACCTCGCCAGCCTCGCGCTCGAAGAGCACACTCTCGACATTACTGCCGACGGCGACTGGCGCATCAAGACAACTCAATTCCCACCATACGACGCCGACGACATCGCGACGGATTGGCCGGTCGAACTCGACGGCGAAACTGACACCTATTTGGGTCCAGTCGACTTCAGCGACGCTCGGACCTTGTCGGTCGCAGCAAGCGGCGACAGCAACAATATCGTGACGATCCGTGACACCATCGGTGGTATTGCGGAGCTCGCGGTTAACAAAATCGGCGCCTACGAGGGGTCCGGCGTGGTCTCCATCAGTAGCGATGTCGGCTGGATTGACGTTGAGATGTCTGGCGCATTCGAGCTTGTGCTCGAAGAGTAGCCTAGCAAGATTGCGGCGACACGGGACCCGGCCGGCATGGTTGGGGCGAGGTGCTTGGGAGAAGCATTAAGCGGCTCCGTAATCATGGTGCACACGATGAGCGCTCACACCCCGGCGCCGACCGATGACGATGACGAGTGGAGTTCCGACTCCGCCTCGTCGAGCGAGGTGGATGACGCCCTCTCCGGCGTCACTCACGGCGTCCAGACGACGGCCAATGGGGTGGTCGAAACGCTCCAATCACTCCTGCGTCTCGGCCTGATCGGCGTCGGCGCTATCACCGGCCGCAACGGTGGTTCGGAGCAGCCCACCCGCGCACAACAACGTGCCGCAAAGTGGGATGAACGCGCGAAGCCCATTCAGGAGCGGTTCGACGACCAAAACGTCGATGCTGACGATGTCAAGGACGCGATTGAATGGGCTCGTTCGCAGTAATCTACGACACGAACACCGTCATCTCAGCCTACGGATTCGGCGGCGTGCCTGAAGACGCCATCAAAACCGGGTTCTACGACGATGTTGCCGTGTTCGTCTCGCCGCCGATTGTCGATGAGTACGAGCGCGTGCTCGGGTACGACCGCCTCCCGTTCACCAAGGACGACCAGAACACTATCACTCCGGAGTTCAGGATGCTGACCAACGCCCGGCTTGAACGACAGACGCCGGACTTAGAAATCGTCGATGACGATCCCGACGACGACAAGTTCCTCGAACTCGCTGCCGCATCAGGGGCTGACTACCTCGTCTCGGGTGATGACCACTTGCTGGCCGTCAACACGTTCCACGGGACAAAGATCCTCAATCCCCGCGAGTTCCTCGACGAGGTCGACAAGACGACGCCACAGTCGCCGTTGCGGTGGTGAAGGAGGTTGTAGGCACCGGTGGCCCTGAGAGGGCGAGGTGCTGGGGTAACTATTTGAGGACGGCTTGTGCAGGTGATACGATGAATGACACCGGCTCAGGAGATGTCGAACACGCACCGTGTAGCCAGTGCGGCAAGGAAATCGAAGCAGGCGTCCGAGAGTGTCCGGAGTGTGGCTATGACCCGAAACGTTCCCTCCGCGTTCTCGCGGGCGTGTGTCTCTTGCTGGCTGCTGCGCTCAGTTTGCTCTCGTGGATCATCTGGCCGTTGTTCTTCGTGACTCCGGTCGCATTGCTCGGCGCAGTTCTGCTGTTCTTGCTTTCGTTCACAGCTCCCTCCGCGACAGGCTCCCGGACGTTCCGGGTTTTCTGAACAGCGACACTCGCAGTTTTGAGAAGCCAACCATGAGCTACATCAATACACTTAGAGAGGCATCAGAATAATGGCTTTCAGCACGTTGACAGGAGCGATACGCATCGATAGCTCAGGCGTCACAGAAGGCGTCAACGACGCCGAGCAGTCGCTCGACAGCTTCGCCGGCAAGACAGAAGCGGTCGGGTCGCGGATGCAGTCCGCAGGGAAATCGCTCACAATGGGTGTGACAGCGCCTATTGCAGCGATGGCGGGCGCGGCAGCAAAAACCGCCGCCGATTTCGACCAGAGCATGGCTCGGTCGATGTCTGTAATGTCTGATGTATCAGATTCGATGGAAGAGGACCTCCGCGACACTGCCCGCGAGGTCGCCCGTGAAACGACCGTTTCAGCTTCGGAGGCTGCCGACGCACTGTATGATCTGTCCTCCGCCGGCCTCGACGCCGCCGAAGCGATGGAAGCGATGCCGCAAGTCGCGGTGTTCTCTGAAGCGGCTGGTGACGCTCTGAGCATGTCTGAAGCCGCCTCCACGGCGACAGACGTGATGAACGCGTTTGGCTATGAGTCAAGTGAGATGGGGGAGGTGACTGATACCTTAACAAAAGCCGTCCAGAGCCACAACCAAACTCTCGGAGAAATGTCATCTGCGATGAGTCAGGTTGCCCCGGTGGCTGCCTCAACGGGGACATCTCTTGAAGAAACGGCCGCAGCCGTGGGGCTCTTAGGCGACTCTGGGATAAGTGCCGAAAAGGCCGGCACAGGCCTCAGAAGCATCCTTATCGGGCTTAATGATCAAGCAAGCCCACTCAATAAGCAACTCAAAGAGATGGGCGTGCAAACGCAGAACGCCCAGGGAGAGATGCTGTCGCTCACCGAGATTTTGCAGAACATGCGGGATGCCGGGATTGACGCTTCCGACGCCTCGAGACTGTTCACCCGCGAGGCAAGCGCGGCGGGCGCGACGCTCTTGGAACAGGCAGGGTCCTTCGACGAAGCCACCGAGAGCATCAAAAACGCCGATGGCGCGACGGAAGACATGGCCGAGACGCAGCGGGACACCCTGAACGCCGAACTCAAGAATATGCGGAACAACCTCGAAGACGCAGGCATCACTATCGGCACGGTGCTTCTGCCAATGCTGTCGACGCTGACCGGGTATGTCACTAGTGCAGCCGAGCGCTTTCAGGGGCTCTCCGACGGGCAACAAAAAGCGATCATTGCAACAGCTGGAGTCGCCGCCGCGATTGGGCCGATGCTCCTCCTCCTCGGGACGGCCGCACAGTCCGTCGTCGCGCTCTCGGGGGCATACGGCGTCCTCTCTGGGGTGCTCACCGGCGGTGTCATCCCTGCCGCACTCGCCACACAGGTCGCACTCGGCCCAATCACCGTCCCGATTTGGGCGATCATCGCCGCCGTCGGCGCGCTCGTCGGCGCTGGGGCGGCGCTGTATCACGGTTGGACAAACAATGTGTGGGGGCTGAGAGATGCCACCGTTGGCGTGTTCCGGGATGTGAAATCGTGGTTCACATCGGCGCCCGCGTGGATGCTCATGCTGCTTGGGCCGGTTGGCCAATTGTACCTCGGTTGGTGTGAGAATCTATTCGGGATAAAGTCGATAGTCGGCAACGTCTTCGGCTGGATCGGCGACAAGATCGACTGGCTTCGAGACAAAATCACCGACCTGCCCGGTATCGGCGGAGACGGCATCATGCCGAGCAGCGAAGACATCTCTGATGCTGCGGGTGAAGCTGGTTACCTGTCTGAGGATGACCTCAACGCCGAGCCCGAGATCGATCCAGAGACGGCCCCACCCGACGACGACGCATCGGAGTGGAAGAAACGCTTCAAGGATAAGGCGACGCCGACGATCACGCCGTCCGCCGAGTCAACAACTGTCCCCATCAAAGGAGAGATGACGACAGCCATGCGGTCGGTGCTCGAAGACGGCGTCCAAGGATATGTCGGCGAAGACGATCCTGAGAAGATCGAGGACGCACCGACAGAGATCGACGAGAACCTCTTCGACGCCATGGCCTCGACGAAAAAGGGAGTGACTGCCGAGCGCCTCGGCGTTTCCCAGCAGGAGTTCGCCACACTCGTCGACCGGTTCGGGGGCGGCAATGGCTTCGAGAGTGCGTCGTCGACGACGACAAGCAGCGGCGTCTCCGCGTCGGAGATGCCCGATACGAGATCCCCCGCAGATTCGGGTTCCCTTTCGGCTGGCGACATCGCCGACGCCGTCCGGGATGCACTCGGTGATATGATGCTCACAGGAACACTCAATGTCGACGATGAGGAGTGGGACCGACTCGTCAAGCCAGAGGTCCGCGCTGTGCTCCAAACTGAGGCTGACCGAATCGACCGAGGTGGTGGCTGATGGCCGACATCGCGCCGTGGGAGATCGACTCCACCGCGGGCACGGTCACGGCAGACTGGCTGGAGGGCCAGTTGTTCGACACGGCGCCGGGAAGCGAGGTCACCGCGACGTTCGTCTTCGTTGACGACGGCGTCGCAACCGATCCAGCAACTCGCCACGAGCAGCTGCAAGCCTACGTCGACGCTGCTCAAGAGGGCGCCACCATTGATGTGGGGGCGACCGCCACCGCAGACCCGTACTACGTCGAGTCGCTCTCCGGCGCTGACGTGGATTCGCTGCTGCTCGCGCTGACACCCAAAGGCGACCGCCGCGGCGCCGTGTGGGCAGTCCTGCGGAGTGGGAGTGACGCGACGCCCGCCGTCGAGGAGGGCATCCATATTTGGGAGTTGGAGCTGACCGTGCTGCAGCGCTTTGCTGGGGAGGATCGGTCGACGATCAAGACCCAACACCGACACGAGGTGACTGAGTAGATGATAGAAGGCTTTGAGGACGGCGACCTCGCAGAGTGGTCCCACAGCAGCGGGTTCTCGGCCACGACATCGACCCCGCAAGCCGGGAGTTGGTGCCTAGAGACCTCCTACGAGTCGTTCAGTTGGGGGCTCGCAACGACCACCGACTACACCGTCAGCCAAGGCGATGGCCCCTACGAGTGGTATCAGCGAAACCTCGACGATGATACTAATTCGGGGTTCCTTTTTGCGGTCCAATCGGAAGTCACCGATGTCTCCAACCTCTCGGGATACCGAGTCAAGGTACATCCCTACGGAGACGAGATTTCGCTCGTTCGGTATGACAACGGATCGAGAACAGCATTGGATAGCTATGACGTATCGATCCCGGTCGACGAGTGGTGCCGCGTCCACCTCAAGACATGGACGGCAAGCGGCGATATCGAAATCGACGTGTACGACGCGAGTGGCACGCAACTCGGAGGGACTCTCACCGCGACCGATGATACGTACGCCTCTGGCGGGCTCGGTGTCCAAGTTCGGAATGACCGGGCACGCTATGACTCCATCGGCGGAGGAGTACCAGCCGACCCGTCCAATCTCACTGTTGCGGACACAACCGATACAGGGGTTGACCTCTCGTGGATCGACGAATCCGAGACCGAGGAGGAGTTCCGTGTCTATCGGTCGGCGAGCCCCGGCGTCACGACAGCCGACACGCGTGCTGCCACTTCAACCACGAGCAATGAGCAAGGGACCGGCGAGAAACAGACAACGACCGACCTCGGGCTCGATGAAGGCGAGACGTACTACTACGCGGTTACAGCCTACAACGCCGACACTGACGAAGAATCCGGCACGTCAAACGAAGTCAGTGCCACGACAGTTCTGAACGCCCCCGGGGTGACGCTGACCGCCGCCGCAGACGACGAGCTGCTACTCGATGTCACCGACAACTCCAGCAACGAGGACGGCTACGGGGTGCAGATGTCCCGCGACGGCGCTGCCTTTACCTCTCCGGCCGGCGGCCCCGGGGACCTCGCTGCCGGTGGGCATACCGACGTTGCCTACGGTCCAGACAGCGACAGCGCCTACGATGCCCAGGTGGGAGTGGACTCATCGTTCCAGTTCCGCGTCCGGGCCTACCAGAGCGACGGCACCACCTCCGCTTGGACCACGTCGTCGACGGTCTACACAACCCCCATCCCACCACACGCCCCGTCGGCCTCGCGCCCCGGTGGCAACGCCGTCGATCACGCGTGGGCCATCCAGTCCGATATCGAGAGCGGCACC